CTAAAACGGGGCGAGCGAGTCGTCCTCGCAAGCCAGGTCCTCGACTACGATCCGGCGGTTGAAGTAGATGTTCTCGTTTTCGCCCTTCGTGCGTTTTGTGATCTCCAGCTTCACATCGAGCAGATCGCCCAGGCTGGCCGGGAGATGGGATGCCTTCTCGATATCGACGCCGCATGTGTGCAGGTCGGTCTTCAGCCATTTCATGTTCTCTTTGGATGCCATCACGCTGTTGCGCCAGAGAAGGCGTCCAGCGAGTCGCGGACCGAGAATCTTGAGTGTCCATTTGAGCATCGGATTGCCGGAGGACTGAGCGCGGGTGAGTTCGACCTTCTCGACGTTCACCTGATACTTGCCGTCAGGAACATCCTCGAACTCGCGTTCCTCGACGGGCGCTTCCGCGAAGTCATCGTCAAACTGAGCAAGGTCCAGCTCGCTCACACCGGTGGTGTCGTAATCCTGGGTCATCGGGTTGCCTCCTTGGGTGTCTTCTTGGTATCTGCTGGGGCGTTGAACGCCTCAATGAACTTGGCGTAGTCAAGATCGATCACATCGGGGAGCCTTCCGGTGCGGTCGCCCGCCTCGTAGTTCAGGCTGGGTTTGGTGCGCATGACACGCCGCGCGGCCATCTTGCCGTCCGAACCCGCCGTCGTCTCAATGTCGCAGTAGAGGACCATGTCGACGAGGCCGAGGACGATCTTTCTGGCCTTCTCCGGCAGCGTGGGTACGGTCTTGGTATACTTGCCGGTCCGGGTCTCTATCTCGATCTCCTGGGAATGGGAGATCAGGTAGAGGCCGCAGGGCATGAACGCGAGCTTGTTCAAGACGCGCTGGAACTCGTTGTTCGTCAGCGCGTAGCCCTTGCCGAAGCCGAGATCGGACTCGTGTTCGACCTTGAACTTGCGGCAGACATGCTCCGCGCACATCTTGTAGGCGTTATCGACGGTGTCGAGAATCACGGTCTTGAACCCGTGATTGCCTTCCGCGATCTCCCCGCAGGCGGCAAGCAGTTCGTCCCATGACCGGACCGGTATCTGGAACACCTCCAGGGAATTGAGGCCCGGCTCGGTCGAGAGGAAGAGCGCACCTTCGGCGTGCGAGCACCAGGTGGACTTCCCAATCTTCGTTGCCCCGTAGGTTAGCACAGTCAGATCCGCCAGGTTTGGCTTGGGCGGTGTCTTTGTAGTCGGTAGCGGCATTTAGAATATCTCCTTGTCTTGTGCTGTAGCGTCGTCCGTCCGCAACTCTTCGTTCGGCGGCTTTGTCTCGTAGAAGTTGGCGATCACGTTCTCGCTGCCGCCGGAACGACAAAGGGCGTAGTAAGCGCATGGCCGGTGATAGTTGAAGCAGTACGCCGTGTTCCGGTAGAACACATCGCGCCGTCTGCAGTCCAGGAACTGCTGGGTGAGTTCCCAGAGGTCGCTCTTCATCGCGTCGAACTGATCGCGAGAGATGTAGAGCACCTCTCGGCAGAACATATCCGGCGCGGCGTATTTCGCGGAAAGGCGCAGAGCGAAGTCGTCATCCGATTCCGGCAGCTTGCGCGTGGCAGAAGACTTGCCCGTCTTGGATTTGGCGATAAGCTCAGACCGGCGATCTTCGAACTCGGCCTCGGTCTCACCCTTGCCCTGCTGGAGCTTCGCTTTGACGAGCACGTTGTAGATGACGCCAGCGATGCGGATACCGAGTGTTTGCTCGATGTAGTGCGCATACAGCGTCACCTGTAAGTCCGTCCAGAGCTTCTCTAGATAGTCGCCATCCACTTGTGAGGCGGTCTTATGCTCCAGCAGGTAATGCTCGCCCGTGGCACGCATCCGAACCAATCCATCGACTTTGCCAGCGATGGTGAAACTCCTGGATGTAGCACCCGTTGCGGGGTTGATAATGATCCCATCGAAGGTTTTCTCAAGAGCGACGACCTCGAACTCCTCAGACGGATAGCGAGCCGCATAGCCCGTCATCATCGCCGTGGCCAGATGCCAATCGGATCGCTCGGACTCGTCCTGTGCCCGGTTCGGCATTGACCTGTCAAGATAATCGAGCACGCGGTCCAGCCCGCTTCCGCCGTGCCACATCTCCAGACACGTGTGGATAAGCGTTCCGAAGGAGAGTGTCTGGTCCCGACCGATGGGGACCAGGTCCTTGAGATACCGCCACTCGCAGGCCTTCCGACAGTTGCGGAACGAGTTCCAGAATGAATAGGTGGTAACCGTTGGCTGGTTCATGCGAACGCTCCATATAGGTCGAGCAGATCGCCGAGCCGCTCCCCGGTCTCCTCGAAATCGACTCGGAAGCTTCCACCGGCTCTGGTATTCAGAAACCCCGTGAACACCCGGGCGAGGTCACTTCCAAGCTGAGATTCCGCGTCTATCAGGCAGGTGCGACGCCTCTTGTTCACGGCAAATCTGCCGTCGACCAACATCGCGGATTCACCGTGAATGGACTCCACGGGAATGGCAGACAACGCGAGCACTCGCTCGACGTCATCCATCGCGACGTTGTCGTCGAAGGTGAACTTGTAGACTGTTCGTATCAATGTATCCTCCAGTAATCGAGATTCATCTGAGGCGCGCACCGCAGGGGCTGAACTAGAATTGGCCAGTCCGCCCACAGTTGATATTTACTGGCGGTTCGAAGCCCTTGCCGGAAATTTCTCATGGCATCTGCAGGCGGAAGACGGGAACAGAGTGCGTCACCATCGGTCCAACTCAGCAATTGACCTAATGGATAGCAGGTGATATAATATGGCTCTTGCGTTCGCTTGGCAGGACCACGCACGGAAAGATTGGAGCATTCTATGGAATCAGACGGGCGTCTAAAGCCGGGACGAAAACCGAGAAGCGAGATAACTGAACCGCAACTCAAGACCCTCAAGGCCATCCGGTCTTTCATGGCAGAACATGGTTTTCCGCCGACGGTTGCCGAGATGGCCGATGCACTTGGAGTTGCGACGACGAGTGTCTACGAACAGATCAATCAACTGATCCGCAAAGGATATCTTGAACGGGAGTCCGGCAAGGCAAGGGGGCTATCGGTAACAGAAGAGACAACTAGTCTGCCGACCAGCTTGATCATCGTTCCAATCATCGGATCGGTGGCTGCGGGCCAGCCGATTCTGGCGGATGAGAACATAGTCGGCGAGATCGCCGTGGATAGCAGCGCGTTACGCGGAGGCAGGCATTTTGCTTTGGCGGTAAAGGGCGACAGCATGATAGATGCCGGGATATCCAGTGGCGATCTGGTTATTGTCAGACACCAGCCGGTGGCTGAAAGCGGCGACATTGTTGTAGCGTTGCTCGAAGATGAGGCGACGGTGAAGAGGCTCTATATCCAGGACGACCGGATTGAGCTTCGGCCGGAGAATCCCAGATATATGCCGATGCCCATAGGTCCGGACAACGACATGAAGATTGTGGGGAAGGTTGTGGCTGTCCGGGCTTTTGGCTGATAGATCATATTACTTCCGAGGGGAACCGTAACAAGAAAGGAAAACAGTATGCCCACATTCAATCTCAGACGATTCTCGCATCCAGACACGCTCAAGAGCGTTGCGCCTGGTCACATGGTCCGATTCCTGACTCCCTATGTAGAGTACTTCCAGGGCAGGAACCTCGATCTGACGGAAGAGGCAGGCATTGATAACACGGACTACGAGATGCTTGCCGAGGTCTTGATGACCCCAGATGAAAGCATTCCCAGGGATCTAGTTGAGGCACTCTACATCATACATGAGATGTCCACCCCTGAGGCGATGGATGAGCTACTGAAAGATGCTGAGATTGAGGGCATACTGATCATCGACACGCCAGAACCAACGCCGACCGATGTTGCCATCCAGGTCTTCCTTCAGAACCGGCGATATCTCGAGAGCAAGCACTCGGAGCAGTTCCTCACCAGAGCCCGTACATTCCAGTACTACCAGACTCAGGATATCGGCAGAGTTGACTTTGTGCCGCCGACCGAGGAAACACTCCGAGCGCTGGAAAGTGACCTGGATGAGTGGTTCGTGAAACACAAGAGAGGTCGGGGGTCCAGAGTATTCCACTACATCCGCGACGACGGTGTCTGGTTTCTGGTTCGTCATGGCGAACCTTACAAGCGCGAAGGCAGCATTGAGGCGGGTGAATCGTCTAGCGTGTTCTACCGCCCTGAAAAGCACGACGTCCTGATCTACCAGCCCGCGACCGGAGAGATCGGCATCAACGCGGGCACCAAGGGCGAGAAGGAATTGTATAGGACGCTCTTCGGTTTGCATCTATTCGGAAGCGAAGACTTCTTCCCCGGCACCGGCAAGTACACCCTAGATCCGCTCAAGACCAATGGCGCTGACTCATTGGTCTGCTCTGATATTCAAGGCATCGAGTGGATAAAGCTACGGGAACTCCAGTTCTTCTGGGGAGGCGCGTACAAGGAGATCGTGATATGGAGGGCCGACGATGTCTTCGCAATGCTTGCCGACAAGGAGCGCAGCATCCCCGGAAATGCGCCTATCATCAAAGCCAGCTTCCAGATCAAGTTCGAAGATGCGAAGAACCCTAGAACAGTCAGTATTCGCCCGTCGAACATAGCTCAGTTCCAACGTGACGATGATGGGGAGTTGGTTGAGGCGTGGCTACTGAAGCGCGAATTCATCTCGGTACCGGAGAGCGAAGAGGATGAGGAAGAAGAGGAGCTTCTGGTCGGCGTGTGAGTCCATACCTGGGCTGGCGGCAGTTGAAGCTGAATGGCGTCTGAAATCGGGTGAGCAGTTCAACGCGGCGAGGGCATTCCTCAAACCGCGTCAGACTCCTGCCGCGTCTATCCCTTGCCCTGCAAAGGTGCCGTGCGGCTGCTACCACGGGATCGTCCGGCACGATGACGGCCGTATCGCGGCAGTATGCTGCTGTGAACCACGCTCATGCGATGTCGCATATGTATCCCCTGGCGACCTCATCGTCTACGAACTTGATCGACAGAAGCTACATCAGTCAATCGGCGACGCGCTGTCTCTTAGGATGAGCGAGGCGGCGCTGCCGAGTCTGCGGAAGACGACGCAGGTAGGCTTTGATTCTCCGTTGGCCGGACGTGACTTCCCGGTCTTTCTGACTGTGCAGTACGACGCGGAGGGATTCCACGGAGCAGTCAGTGCGCTCAGTGCGAAGAACACAACGCCGTTCATTCTCGTATCCCCAACGTACGAGTTCTGCACCCCGGATTGCCAGGCCATCCTTACAGCGAGCAGTGCCTCTTTCGTTCCTCTGTCTGAGATCATCCACCTTCGAAACGGTGCTGAACCTGTAGCTAACCCCGAAGCCAAAGCTATCCTGGACACATTTCACCTGTCTATTCTCCCTGCATCGGTCGGCGATGGCGTGCGCTTGTTCAAGACGCCCCCGAATGCAGCCTGGTCGGATCTGGAGATCAAGTTCGTCTATGGAGACAAAGTCTCGGTCAAGGTTCTGTCAGAGACGGGGGTCTTTAACTGCGCCGAAATGGGCATGGCCAGCAAGAAGAATGGGGAGCCAACAAAGCAGTGGGAGCTTCTCAGGGATTTTGCTAAAGGCCACCGCAGACTCGACTGGGACAGCCCCGCAGCGGATCGGAAGAACCAGAAACGTAAGGAGAACCTTGCGAAGGATTTGCGCACGTTCTTCGGCATTAGTGGTGATCCCTTTGTTTACTTGGAAGAGATCAAGGGCTGGGAAGCCCGCTTCCGCATAGAGCCTGAATAGCCTCCAGCGAAATTTCGCTGATACCAAACAAGGGCAGGAAGAAATTCTTACGAATTTTTCCCTGCCCTTTCTGCATCTTGGCATTGCCCCCCAGCACTCCGTTTAGGTCCGTATCCACCCGTTAGCGCACCCCGTCTCAGCGAAATTTCGAGATTCCCGGTTGAAAGGTTCGGCGAGAGCATCTCACGTGAGCCTGCAACCCAACCGGTGATCCGCAAGGGCCTGCAGTCCTCCTCGGGAGGTTCGAGAGCTGAACCGACCGAGGAGGCGAAATGCATCTCACCGACGGTTTTGAAGGGCTCGACGACTATTGCATCAATCTCATCCGCTACAAGACGCGCCGTTTGATCGGGCAAGTGGGCTACACAAGAAGTGATCAGGAGGACATCGAACAGGACCTATCGCTTCACCTGCGCCAGCAGCTACCCAAGCACGATCATCGCAAGGGCACGCTCAAGACGTTCGTCAATACCGTGCTCGACAACAAGATCCGCACGATGGTCAGCGCAAGGCTCACGAGCCAGTACGACTTCCGCCAACACGACTACTCCCTCGACGAGATGATTGAAGCCGACACCGGCGATATGGTGTCGAGGGCAGAGGCAATCAATGCGGAGGAGTATCTGATTCACACCGGACGACTGGACCGGCCGGTGATCGAAAGACTGGAACTGCGCATTGATGTGCGATGCGCGGTTTCCCTTCTTCCAACAGATCTTCAGAAGCTCTGCGCACGCCTGCAGGAGCAGACGATTGTGGACATTGCCCACGAGGATGGAGTCTCCAGGCACAAGATCGACGAACTGCGGCGTCGGATCGGACTCGTGTTCCTGGAACACGGGCTGGATGAGTATCTGTAGATTCTCGGCACGAGTGAATCCCCGCCAGTAAATATCAACTGGGCGCTGCTTAGTTCGCAACGAGAAGCCCCAGGGAGGTTGATCATGCCAACTGACTGCCATCCTGAATGGATGTCTTTCAATGAACGAATGACCGAGGTGGCGGGGATTCTGGCCGCCGGAATACTACGTGGGAGGAAACGCGAGATGAACCAAATCAGGAGAGACAGCTCTTTCTCCGACTCAGGACTTGATGTTTTCGTCGGAAAGAGCGTTCATTGCACCAACAAACCGCTTCCGAAGGGAGAGAGCCGATGAGCGCATCGAGAATCGGGCTCGACCCGGAGTTTGCGAAGAAGCTGAGCAGCTTCGAGACGAAGCTTGCCGACCACGGTATCAGAGTGGTCTTGACCTGGGGTTACAGGTCAATCGAAAGCCAGAACGGGCTATATGCCAAAGGTCGCACCGCACCAGGGAGCATTGTGACCAATGCGCGCGGCGGATACAGTTGGCACAACTTCGGCCTCGCCGCCGACTATGCATTCGTCATCGATGGCAAGGTCACGTGGAAGGGTCCGTGGGATCTGTTCGGGAAGATCGCTCGTCTCTGCGGACTGGAGTGGGGTGGTGACTGGAAGAAGCTGGTCGACCGCCCGCACGTTCAATGGACCAAGGGCAAGACGCTTGCGCAGATGCGCGCATGCACTCGGAGTAGACAGTGATCCCTCTTCGGAAGCGAAATTATGGGGGTGATGAATGAAGATGACTGACAGGACCGGGAACTCGGTCCTCAAGCAGATTGCGGATCTGCAAAACCTATCACACGTCGAACTGCAGCAGCTCTGGCGCACTCTGCACAGCAAAGAACCGCCTGCGTTCAACAGACCATTTCTCATTAAGCGTCTGGCTTTTCGAATCCAGGAACTGGCTTACGGAGGGCTGTCGCCGAACGCCTGCGAAGTGATGGACGAAATGCTCGACGGTCACGGATATGATGCGAACGGCGGGGACTGCGGCAGGAGTCGAATTGAGCAGAGGCGCAAAGAGGGACTGCCCATTCCGGGCACTCGGTTCGTGCGAGAGTGGAGAGGCAAAATGTACGAGGTGACCGTGACTCCAGATGGTTTCGAGTATGAAGGGCGGCGCTTCAGGTCACTCACTGCTATCGCTCAGCTAATCACCGGCACCCACTGCAACGGACGTGTATTCTTCGGCATGAACCGGAAGAAGAAAGGCAGGCAATAAAGGTGACCGGAAAGACAAATGCTACGACAAACCCCCGCGTTCGCTGCGCAATATATACCCGAAAGAGCACCGAAGAGGGCCTTGAGCAAGAGTTCAACTCACTTGACGCCCAGCGCGAAGCCGGAGAGGCGTATGTAACAAGCCAGCGGCACGAAGGGTGGACCGTCATGCCGCAACAGTACGACGATGGCGGCTACTCAGGTGGGACCATAGAACGCCCAGCCCTTGAGAGGCTGCTTCAGGCTGTCGAGAACCGTAGGATCGATTGCGTGGTCGTCTATAAGGTCGACCGCCTTTCCCGCTCGCTGTTGGACTTTGCTCGGATCATGGAGGTATTCGAGCGGAACGACGTTTCGTTCGTTTCCGTCACCCAGCAGTTCAACACCAGCACATCGATGGGGCGACTCATCCTGAATGTGCTCCTGAGCTTTGCCCAGTTCGAGAGGGAGATCATCGGGGAGCGCATTCGCGATAAGGTCGCGGCAGCCAAACGCAAGGGCAAGTTCACAGGCGGAACGCCGCCGCTCGGATACGACGTTGACAGTGAGAAGTGTCGCCTTGTCCTTAATCCGGAAGAGGCGAAGGTCGTCCGCCACATATTCAGGAGATTCGCTGAGATCGGCTCGCCGCAGACCGTAGCGGAGGAACTCAACAAACGCGGAGTCACGACAAAAGCATGGATGACCAAACGAGGCGTGTTTCGAGAAGGTCGCCCCTGGCACAAGATGCACATCTACCGGGTGCTATACAACCGGACCTATCTCGGCGAGGTGATCCACAAGGACAATACCTACCCCGGAGAACAGGAGTCCATAGTCACCAAGGAGATGTGGGAACGCGCTCACGCGGTCATAGAAAGCAACCGTGGAGAACGACGCCATTATGTCCGCGCCAAGGTGCCCGCACTGCTCAAAGGCATTATACGGTGCGGCGTCTGCGACAAGGCCATGAGTCCAGTAGCCACTGAAAGCAAGGGGAAGCTGTATCGCTACTACCTGTGTGGGAGAGCCTCGAAGAACGGGTATGACTCCTGCCCGGTGAAGTCCGTGTCCGCTGGTGAGGTAGAACAAGCCGTGATACACCAGCTTAGGTCCATCTTCTCTTCACCGGAAATGGTCGCGCAGACTTTTGCGGAAGCCACGCGGCTGGAGGCTGCGGACATAACGCACCTGGTCGACCAGAAGGCCAGCCTCGCGGCACGGCTTGACGAACTCAAGACGGCGGCGGCCGGGCTGATGGATTACGGCAAGACCAACGGGGAGGCTGCTCAGGAGATTCGGCGTACCAACGAGGAGTTCATAGATACACAGCGCGGACTGCAGGAAGTGAGTGACGAACTCCAACTCTTGCAGAGCAGGCTTGTTGATGAGCGTGACGTGTCGGAATGTCTGCGCCGCCTCGACCCGATATGGGAAGAGCTTTACCCGATGGAGCAGTGCCGGATCATCAAGCTGCTGGTCGAGCATGTCATTGTGAGACTGGATGGGATGGACATCAGAATCCGCACAGACGGCGTCCACTCGCTAATGAGCGAGTTGAGAGGCACCGTTTCTGAACACGAAGAGAGGTGATAACAGAATGGTCTTGGGAGCTACCATGTCACATACGGACGGGGGCATCGTTGTGAGCGTGCCGCTGACGATGAAGAAGCGCAACGGGCGGAAGGAGATCATTGTTCCAGGAGCGTTCTCAGGTGAAACGGGGTTGCGGGCTAACCATCAAGAAGCCTTGGTGATAGCCCTGGCCCGGGCGCACCGGTGGAAGAAGTTACTGGACGACGGCAGATTCAAGAGCGTAACGGATATCGCTGAGGCCGTGGGACTGGATGTATCGTTCGCGGCCAGGATCATCAGACTCACGCTTCTTGCGCCGGATATCGTCGAAGCGATCCTGATGGGCAACGAGCCGAGCGGGTTGTCGCTTACCAAACTCACCAAAGTGAGGTCGCCGATCTGGACGGAGCAGAGGAGGGAGTTGGGCTTCGTTGGTTAGCCTGGATAGTATTACCCACAGATATTCACAAGTGTGGGGAATACTATCCGCAGAATCTGGCTCACGTTCGATGCCGAACATGAATCGCAGTCAACCACTCAGTCGATTGCCCCGCTCGCCTGCAACACTCTTATCAGCTTTGCAAGTCCACTGACATATTCATGCTGATGTCCACACGCGGGGAATGGCAACACGTACAAAGAGCCTGCGTGCAGCCCATTCTTAGCCATTGCTGACTCGATGTAGCGCGCTGTGGGCACCTTCACACAGACAACTGCGCGCGGCGACAAAGCCGAGATTCGCTCCGCCAGGGAGTCAACTGCAGCCTTGCACGTACGGCTGCGCTCCGCATTTGTCATGTGGTTTACAGGATTAGGGCAGAGGTCTTCCAGGTAGCAGCCCCTCGACGTGAAGAACTCGCAGAAGCTCATGTCCTCAGGCAGAGCGGCACCGTAGACGCTCTGGAACGCTTTGCGGGTATATAGCCACAGGTTTGAGTTCTCCAGATAGAAGAACGTGCCATTCGCTGGCGGCGATTCCCCAATGAACAGCACACGCACTTCTGCTGGCCTATAACTCAGCCGCAGTTCTTCTCTGGACCTACCTGCGTCCATGCTAATCCTGCCTTTCTGCAACTTACAGCCACTGAAGACCATTTCGTGTGTCAGGTCTGCGTTCCCACGCGTAATCCAGAAGGCTGCGGAACTCAGCATCCATCCAGCCTTTGCCATCCCTCGTGCCAGGTAGAAGGAATCCCTGTTCGGCCCTAGTCCCTATGAAACCGAAAGGCACCCCGACTGAAACTGCATGCGCAGCAATGGCGCATATGGCAGCGGCCCTGACTTCATGCTTCGCTTTGATGTTTGGCTGATCTTCAACTGCCTGCAGCAACTCCTCATAGGGCTGGAGCACGCTCAATGGCTTACCGTTATTATAGGTCATCAACTCCGCCCAGAGGCGGTCTGTATGATTTGACCTGTTGCCATCGTAGCACCGAGGCGGCAACAAGGCTGTCATGAAAACCGTAGGGAATATCTCAACTACCGACGGACGAATCGGCATCTCCAAGACGAAGATCGGGACATTGAACGGCGGAGACGCGAGCGTTGTTGCCACCGCTGAAGCTGCAACCAGGAAAGCACAACCTTCTCTTGTGGGCGCTGGCTGCAATCTCAGCTTTCGGCAGTCGTTTCCACTGCTGGCAAATACTCCACTCGCGAAGAACTGCTCGCAGAGTCTTTGCTTTGCGAGCACGCACGGCGGAGCCAACGGGCCGTCGACTACTGCAACGCTCACGTCGTTTTCTTCCGACAGACTCGCCGAGAGCGTCTGGCGAACACTGCTGGTTGCCACTGGCTTGGCAATCCTTACGCGACGACTGCCGCATTCCAAAATCACCAATCCGGTGGTCGCCTTGCCTCCAGTGCTATGACCAACGTCTATGCCAACTACGCAATCCAT